ATCCAAGCCGTCAAATCGGAGTACGCAAGCAAGCATGTTACGCTCGACCTTCTGATCGAGCGGTACCTCGAGCTGTCGTCCAACGCCGCCCAACTGCGCGAGCTCGCTCTCGGCGAGCCGTTCTACACGTTGGAAAACGGGACCATGATCTCGCATCCGTCGATGCGGCCATGGATCGAACTCGAGAAGCTCTTGCACGCCACCCTTCGCGAACTGGGGTTCGTCGCCAGGATGATGGACGCCGCGACGCCCGAAGAGGCGGACGAGGTGGACACGTTCCTCGAGAACCTCGAGCGCACCAACCGACCGCATCGCAGCGTCAACCGCGGCGACGGCTAATCCTCGGTGCAAACCGAAGGGCCGGCAATCACCGAATTCCTGGCTCGCTTCTGTCGTCATCCTCGGGGTGCAGAAGCGGGCCAACCCGTCCTGCTCGCAGCAGAACAGCGGACGGTGCTCAACGACCTGTTCGAGCTGAACGACGACGGGTATTGGAAATACCGCGAAGGACTCATCATGGTCCATCGCAAGTGGGCCAAGACGTTGGTCGGCTCAGGCATCTCGTTGTTCACGTTGCTCACGCGCGGGATCGGCGTCGAGGTGTACTTCGCTGCGAACAGCCGGCCGCAAGCCAGCATCTTGAAGCGCAACGTTGATGCCTTTGCGCTCTCGACGAACGCGCTTCGGAAGCGGCTGTACGTGTACAAGAACAAGATCGAGACGCCTCTCGGTTCGTACATGATGCCGTTGGGTGCCGACGCCCATCAGGCTCACGGCTATAACCCCTACGTGTCGCTCATCGACGAATACTGGGGGTTCAAAGACAACGCGCTTCCCGAAGCGCTCTCGTCCGGTTCGGCTGCTCGCGAAGAGTCGATGACGATCTACATCACCACGCCGGGGGTCGACATGAACAGCCCACTGGGGCGGCTCGTCGAGCGCGCCAAGCGGGGTGACCCATCGTTGTACGTGCACTACCCCGGCGCCGATGTCGACGAGATGGTCGACGTCAACGACCGCGCGGTGTGGGCTGAATTCAACATCGGTTACCGTCACGGCTGGATCACAGAATCGTTCCTTCGATCGCAAGCAACATCGCTTCCGCGAGATGAGTTCATCCGCCTCCACCTCGGCGGCTGGCCGGCCAGGTCGGCATCGTGGCTGAACATCGCAAAGTGGGACGCGCTGAAGACGGATGCGCCGTTGAAGCCAGGGACGCCGATGGTGATCTTCATCGACGGCGCCTGGAAGCATGACTCCATGGCGCTCATCGGTGTCACGCTCGAGCCGGTGCCGACGATCAGAGCGTTGAAGATTTGGGAGCGGCCGATTCACGACGAGATGTGGCGCGTGCCGTACGCTGAACTCGATCTGGCTGTTCGCGAGCTGATCGACGAGTACAAGGTGCGACAGATTGGCTGCGACCCGTTCTTCCTCGGGCAGCTGATGCAAGAATGGGCCGACAGCGGCTTCCCCGTTCTCGAGATTCCGACCAACAGCGTGCCTCGAGCCGTAAGCGCAACAAAGCGATTCGAGGATGCGCTCATGGAAGGTCGTTTCCGTCAGGATGGCGATTCGGTCATGCGTCGACACCTTCAAAACTGCGTTCCCAAACGTGATCGTCATGGACTTCGTGTGGTCCGCGACCGCGGAAATCCCGTGGGTTTTATCGATGCCGGCATTGGTGCTATATTCGGATACGATATGGCGTCCAAAGAACTGTCGGAGTCGACCCTGTGGCTGTACTGATCCTCGTCGTGCAAATCGCAGCCGTACTTTGTGCGGTTCTTTCGCTGTTCATGCTCATCGATGATTGGCTCGCGCTCATCATCGTATCCGTGCTCGTTCTCGTGTTCAGCGTGCTGTTCGAGAACTACTACCGCAACAAGCTGGTCGACGTTGATGACGTCGAGGAAGGCGTAGAGACCGATGCTGGCTGACATTCTGCGAGCCAACCTGCGTCCGCGCGGCACTCGCGCTCCGGGCCCGTCCATCACCGACAACCGTGACGGTTACGGTAACTGGTGGGGACCGAACGCGTTCGATCGACTGCCGTTCTCGTCGGACGGGTCCGTTGACCCGACGATGATTGCGACTGGTGGCGCGGCGGAACAGGCGACTCTCGGCATCCCGGCCGCCTGGCGCGCAATCAATCTGATCGCCGGCACGATTGCGCAGATGCCCATCTCCGTGCAGGAGGCGCGCGGCGTGCGCTCGGAGTACGGTTCAGACGTTCGCGGCATTGGTCGGCCGCTCGATCAACAGCCGCAGATGACGATGAACCCGTGGCCGCTCATCACGTACTTCAACTGGATGTTTTCGTGTGTGACGTCTGTCGTCTTGCGTGGCAACTTCTACGGCGTGAAGTTCGACTACGACCCCGCGACCGGGTGGCCGCGTCAGATTCTGCCCGTCCACAATGACGATGTTGACATCGAGATGCGAGACGGTTATCCTTGGTACTACATTCACGTTCTCAATCGGTGGTTCCCGTACAGCGAAATCTTCCACGTACGCGGGTTCATGATGCCTGGCATGATCCAAGGTATCGGCGTGGTCGAAGCTCATCGAGCCGGCCTGTCGGGTATCCGCAAGCTCATGGACTTCGGGACTGGCGCCTACGCGTCCGGCGCCGTGCCGCCCGTCGTCATGACGGTCGATAAGCAGGAGCTGTCCGAACAGGAAGCCGAGTATCTGCAGTCTCGCTGGGTGGCTCGCCACGGTGGGCTGGATCGTCGTCCCGCGGTTGTGCCCAAGATCGTCGACGTAGAGACGGTCGGACTCAGCATGGCCGACGCTGAGTATCTGCAGTCGCGTCAGTTCAGCATCGCTGAGATTGCATTCATGTTCAATCTCGATCCCGAGGACCTGTCCGCTGGTTTCTCGCAAGCCGGCGCAGGCACCTTGCGCTATCAGAACATGGAGACGCGAGTTCGTGATCGTCTCATCTTCTCGTTGCAGTGTTGGATCAGCCGCATCGAGCAGGTGTTCACGCAGAACGTTCCGGGCGATCACTACGCCGCGTTCAACACAGACGAGTTGACTCGTTCGGATGCGCTCTCGAGATTCAAGACGTATGAAATCGGTCTTCGTTCGCACATCTGGGTGCCGAACGAGGTGCGTTCGATGGAAGGGTACGACCCGATCGAGGGTGGTGACGTGTTCATCGATCAGGGTAGTATGAACCCCGTGCAAGACGTACTCGGTTCGGATGACGAAGTCATCACCGCCGACGATCGCAGGAGTATCCCAGCATGACACAGGAACTGATCGAGCGCTCGCTGGTCCCGATGGAAGTCGAGATCGAAGGAGCCGAAGGTCGCACTCTCCACGCGCGCATCCTGCGCTGGGACGAGTCCAACGTGGTCAGTGATCACGGCGGTCCCACGTACGAAGAGGTGTGGAAGCGAGGCGTCTTCGGACAGTCGATCAAGCGTGCAGAGTCGAAGGGTCACGGCTGGCCGCTCATGTACAACCATGATCGCAAGTCGCTCCCGCTCGGCATGGTGCCGATGATCCACGAGCGTTCCGACGGTCCGTGGATGACGGCGAAGATCAGCAAGACGTCGTTCGGTGACGATGTCATCGAGCTCGTGCGGGATGGCGCCATCCCGGGTATCTCGCTCGGGGCGGTCAACATCCGTTCGCGCAAGAACGAGAAGGGTCAGATCGAGCGCATGGAGGTCGCGCTCCGCGAAATCTCCATGACGCCGTGGCCGCAGCTCGCCGGCTCGGGTGACATGGTTCTGCGTGCGACCACCGCCGATATCGATCCGGCTGCTCGTCGGGCAGCAGCCGAGTTCCTTGCGCGACTGGACAGCAGGTCCGCCGACTGATATCTTGACTTCCGTGAGGGTCCGTCCCTGACAGCGGTTGGTCCGCCACCGCGTCCACTCAGTAAACGACGAACACACCACGAACCACGGAAGGTAACAAAATGTCAGGGACCACGATGTTGGATCAGCTGAAGGTGCGCGGCGAGACCGCGGCCAATCAGCTGCGAACGCTCGTCGAGCGCGCCGCCGGCGAAGAGCGCGAATTCACCGACGCGGAGAAGGCCACGGCCGAGGAACTGCAGAGGTCGATCACGCTCTCCGAGGATCAGGCCAAGACGCTCGCCGAGCTCGACCGTTCGATCGGTGCGCTCGGTCAGTTGACCGGCCCCACCGGCAACCCGACGAAGTCGGAAGTCGTCAGCGGCAAGGAAGTGCAGGTCGTCGAGCGCGGCGACAACGGCAAGCAGATCGACGGCCCCGCCGAGCTGCTGCGGTCCATCTGGGCCACGCCGGGCGACTACATGCACGACATCATCCACGGGTACCAGGGTGATCGCGAGGCGCGTGAGCGCCTCGAGCGCGCCATCCAGAACGAGGTCACCACGGACGTGCCGGGTCTCGTGCCCGAGCCGATCGTCGGCGAAGTCGTCAACATCATCGATGCCAGTCGGCCGCTCGTGGCCAGCCTGCGTTCCTACGGGATGCCGCAGTACGGCTCGAGCTTCACGCGTCCGAAGGTCGTCCAGCACACGCAGGTCGACGTCCAGTCCGCGCAGAAAACAGAGCTCGCGAGCCGCACGTTCCAGGTCGACCCGATCCAGGTCAACAAGGTGACGCTCGGCGGCGCCATCAACGTCGCGTTCCAGGTCATCGACTGGACGCAGCCGTCGGCGCTCAACGCGATCACCACCGACCTGGCCGACCAGTACGCGATCCAGACGGAGGCGGCCGCCGCCACCCTCGTCCACACGGCCGCGGTCACGACCAACACCGCCAACGCGGTCGTGGTCGGTTCCGGCTCGGGCGCCGCCGCAACGGCAGCGGAGTGGATCGCCGGCATCGCCGAGGCGGCCGCTGCGGTCTACTCGGGCTGCATGCGTCTGCCCGACGCGATCATCGTCTCGCCCGACATGTGGGCGCAGCTGATCGGTCTCACGGACACGACCGGTCGCCCGATCGTCGCCGCGGGCTCGCCGATGAACAGCATGGGGAACGGTGCTCCCAGCACCTTCGCCGGCTCGATCCTCGGCATGCCCCTGATCGTCTCGCCGCAGCTCGCGCCCGAGACGGTCATCGTCGGCTGTCGTGCGTTCGCCGAGGTGTACGAGGATCGCCGCGGCGCGCTCCGCGTGGTCGAGCCCAAGCTGCTCGGCTGGGAGATCGCGTACTACGGCTACTTCGCGTCCATCGTGACCGAGGCGGCCGCGTTCGTCTCCATGACCGTCGCCCCCTGATCCGTGAGCGACGTCAACGTCACTCCCTCGACGGCGACCGGTTGGCCGACCGTCGATGATCTGGCTGCGTTCCTCACGAACGCGGACAAGAGCGATCCCGCCCTGCAATGGGCGATCGACAAGGCCGTGTCATACGGCGCCGACGTTCTCGGCGATCGTTACATCGGTCAGATCAGCCCAGGCGTGTTCGGGGCTTGCCTCGATTACGCTGGGAGTGCGTACGTCGAGCGCGTCGGTCAGAACGACATCGTGATCGAAGGCTTGCAGGGATCGTCGATATCGCTCGCGCGGTACCGACGATT